GGTCTACTCCAACTTTCAGTGTGTCATTTTCAGCGCCTGGTTCAAATTCATTAAACATTGCTGCTTCAAGAAACTCATCGTAGTCACCACCACGAAGGTCTACAGCAATGTCACCACCAGCCTGACGGTTGCCATGACGATCAACCCTGGTCATACGGTCTGACTGAATTTCGTTACCCTCTACACGTTCTTTCGTAGTGTTAAGGGAGTGGGTATTGATTGGTAGGTTAGTGAAGTCGTCTTCCGGGGTAACCCCAAACTCAACTTCTTTGATGTAGGATAGGCTGGAGCGTGAACCCTGTGCAAAAGCCATTTATATTTCCTTTCTATTCGTAAGCATACCAGTTTATGTCTATGGGTGTAACGAACCAAGGAGAACTCTTGTTTGAGACCCTTTGTTCTGCGGTTTCAATTCTTGTGAACACTCCACCAAACTGTAGGTCTGTAGTAGCGTCAAAAGCTTCGATGATAGAGTCTGCGATCTCTTGGTTTTTTGCTGGCCCTTGGTTTTCGGGTGTATACACAAGAACTGTAAAAATTCCTTGATACCTTTGCTGGGGGTCATACCCAACTACAGCAGGTGTCCTTGACGTGGGTAGTAATTGGCAGGTTACAAAAGGTTCATTTGTATCGGGATTATAACGAGTGTTTTGAAACTGAATAGATGGAATGTCTTGGATACTGTCAAGTTCACTCTCTAATGCTGCCCTTATGTTTGCATATGCACTCATTAGCTACCACCCCTTGCTCTTGTCAAAGCACCCCTTAGAAAGTTGTTAAACTCTCTTGCAGTCTGCTTGTAAGGGGCATACCCATGTTGGTGTTCTACATCCCAAGCATGTGGGGCTGAGTTAGAGAGCGTTTCATCCGAACCTGGTTGGTGCCCCTCTACTTGCCCCGAAAGCCTTGTTTCAGCCGCACTTGCAAACTGTGACCTTGATTGCCCCCTTGGTCTACCATCACTTGACTGACCCTGTTCACCTGCCCAAGTGTGAGAATCCATATATGCACCAGTGTCTACCGGGGATAGTTTTACAACCCGAGAGGAAATCTTATTAAGCAGTGACTTCTCAAACCTGTCAACTCTTAGGTTAACACCTTCGCCCCTTCTCTGTGTGCTTACTCTAATCATTCTCTAACCTGGCACACATAACAAATAACAATACCGGCTGACATAATTTTACTTACAGAAACGATGGTTGTCTTATCTCCGGTAGCCTCTATAGTATCATCTACATCAGGCTCAAAATCTTCCCCATCGACATCTGTTGAGGGCATTACTACTTTCCTGTCACCTCGGATAACCATAGTCCCGTCTACTTCTGCAAGATCGTAAGAGCCTTGGTAGGCAATAATATTTATCTCATTGCTAGTAGAAGTAACCTCTCCCGTAGACGGGTCATATTGAGAGAAAGATTTTTGGTTAAGGACCATATCTTCCCCGTTTTCCTCAATAAGAAATTTAGTATCTAGTGCCCGGATCATAACCAAATTTCTTTCTTCTAGGATTGTCAAACTGATCGCTATGGAAGGAGTCTGGCCTAATGGGGTTACTTCTAACAGTTTTCATCGTCTGCGTGTTAGTTCCACCAAAGGATACACCCCACTGTGGGCTATATTTCCTTGCAGAGTCTTCAAGCTCCTTTGAAAGCCTGTAATAGTGTTCTTGAATATCCGAATATCTTACACGAAGTGTCCTGTCTACTTCTTGTGTTACTCTTCTAGCATATAGAGCGGCGATAGTTTTGGAAATGTATGAGGCGGCACTGTAGACGTTGTTAGTCTCAGACAGAGAAAAGCTTACCTCTTCGTCTGAAACCTGTTGATCGTTCTCGTTGGTGTCACCTACCAGAAAGCGGACCACATTCTTGCGACCATCTTCTGTATCAGTGTCCAACACGCTATCATCATAAGTCCACGACATGCCGCCTCACAATTCAATCTTCGACTTCCATATGTCCGTATAGGCTTCTCCACATACGGATAAGTCCCATTTGCTTCATTCGAGAGCCGGACTTTTTACACTTCTTGTTTTTGAACTCAAAGTCATTTTTGGTGTGTTTTTTGACTTTTTCGTTGATGGCGTCTACAACTTGCTTCATCTCATCTAGGCTCATTCTATCAAGCCCGTCACCTGAATAAGCTTCAGTAGCCATGTTTGAGTTATGATAAAGCCACTTGGCCCGCATCAACTTTCTAATAGTTTCTTCACTGATACTTTTAGTGCGCCAAGGAATTTCATCGCCCTGTTTGTATTTACCACCGGCAAGGTTGATGTGAGTCATACCGGGGGGAACAGCCCGCACAAAGACAGGCTGCTCATACTGTAGTTCAAACATGTGTCGGGTATCCATGCTTAACCCCCTTACTCGATAATGTCAGCGAAGAAGGTGCCCATTTCCGAGCCAACAACCTTCATGTCATCACTGACAACCGCTTCCATCTTTTCAGCAATGTGCTGGCGTGCAAGTGCATCGTCAGTATAGCTGCGGATTTCAACACCAAAACCACCGGCATTTTCGAGGTCTGCCCAAGTAAAGATATAACCTGCGGCTGGGACCATCATACCGGGTGCGGGTGGGCTGTAGTATAGCGCAACCTTCTTGCTGTTGATGAAGCTGTTATCTTCTGCAATGCCTGCCTTGGCAGTGTTCTGGATTGCATCGGTAACAAGGAAACGATCAACTTCGAAGATACGAGCCATCATATCCCGGTCATTCATTGCCGGAGTGGCAGTGGTAGCACCACCATTAAACCGCTCAATGAGGTCAGGATGGTTTTTGAGAACGTCATAAACGTCCTGAGTAACAACCATCACATTGGGACGGAAGCCGCCAGAAGCAAGCTGTTGTGCAGTCTTGGCATTGGTAACGTCAATGATCGGGGTTGAGTTCTCATAATCTGACCACTGGATCACCTCACTGGCACCGGGGTTAGATGCAACACCAGTGTATTCAGTATCCCAAATACCGGCAGAGAAGAATGCATCAGCCCAACGACGCTCACGGTCGATCATAAGCTGCATGGTAAGCATCTCAGCCTTTGCCCGGCGAATGTCCAGAACGGCATCCTCGTTGGCAAGGGTCTGGAAATCTAGGCTGGTAGCAAGGCCCCGAACATCAATCGAATAAGTATCGGTTGAGAGGGACATACCAACTTCTTCGGTTTCAACACCAGGTGCAAGAAGTTTTACGTTGCCCGTGCGGTTGAAGTTTTCACGGTCATAAATATAGTATTTATCACTTTTATACTGAACAGGAACCGTTGGGAACACCCGGTCTGCAACAAAACCTGCGGTAGACTGTAGGTAGGCTACCGTAAGATTTGTAAGTGGCTGATCCACATGGACCTGATTTGGGGTTAGTCTAGGCATTTAATTATCCTCTCTTATTAGGGGGCTTCGTTGCCGCCTTTGTAGAAGTCTACGGTTACAAGCTGGCCCTCTACGGCATCCTCAGTGACTTTACCAAGAACAATGTCACCAGTAGCAGCAGCAACGGCAACACCATCTGCACCGGATGCTACTTCATCACCAGCGTCCATAGCACCGCCAGATTCAACGATAACACGCCCATAGTTGACAATGGTGGCTGCTTCACCTTCTAGGGGGTCATTGCGCACAACCCCATCAGCAGCGGCCCCAGCAGCCGTATATGCGACATTGCGGCCTGTTGCAGTGACAAACCGGAATTGCTCAAGGTCTGCGCTGGCAACAAAGGACTCGCGGATTTGATTACCTTCAGTAGCCATAATTATTCATCCTTTTCGTAGTATGATTTTGTGATTAGTTCCCGACCTTCTTTGGTCTTGGAAACCTTGTCGAGGGCAACGTAGTAGCTAACATTGTCAGACTTCATTACCTCTTCAACTTTCTTTTCAAGCTGGGCCTTGGGTTCAGACATTTCACCCTGGGGGTCAGTAGAACCAACCTCTTCCATGCTCTTCCCAAAGAGTTCGTCAGCAGCCTTGAGAGCCTTCATAACCTCGTCATCTTCGACAGTGGCTACAAGTTTCTTGGCAACCTCAACAGAAAAGTTGGGGAGTTCTGACTCTGCCCGCTTGGTAATCTCTGCGTCCTGTTCCTTGGCTTTTGCTTCTTCAAGGGCCTTTAGGACAGGTGCGGGGATTTGAGACTTGGCAACTTGCTCACCATCGAAGTCAATGGTTTCTTCAGGAGCCTTTTTCTCGACACTATCAGCTTTGATAACAAAACCATTATCAATAAGTGCTTTACGGAGAAGTTGGTTTTCAGCCTTGAACTTCTCTAGTTCTTCATCATAATTCTTTTTCATGTCATCTTCATATGCTTTGCGTGCTTCATCCTCGGTCATACCCTTGTCCATGTAGGGCTTGAGCCGCTCTTTCTCTTCATCAGTCATCTTTGATACCTCTTCAGGTTTTTGACGCTTGAAGAGTGCAACCGTGGCGGAAGCATTTGCCGGTTCGTCCACCAAGGACACTTCCTCAAGCACTAGATCATACAGTTTGTTACTCATTGATCTTCTCGCTTTTTGCTCTTCCGCCAATCGAAAAAGCCTTTAGTTCGCCGCTCTTTACTCTGTCCCATGTCTCATCGTCGTGGACCTTGAGGGCGACAACCCAACCTTCTCGTTGAGTTTCAATTCCTAGTGCCTTCGCAATCTCATTAGTAAGGGGCAATGAATGAATAAAGGTTCCAATGCGATCCCCTTCGTGCATTGCTTTACCTACTCTTACATCCTCCATAAATTGATTTAC